CTGAAAAAATCTCCGTTGCTCCAGATTGAGGCTTGAGCGGTAATTTGAAGCGCTTTCCAAGCCGGTCCCCACGCACTAGGCGTGACGCCAAGTCCGAGGTTTCCGGAGGAGTCCAGGGTCATTCGGACACCAACTCCACCTTGTGTGAAAAGTAAGTTTCCGAGATTGGCCCCAGATGACCCGTTGTTATAAATCTGATATGCGTTCGTGTTGTCGGAATTCAGAAACTGCAAAACACCGTTTGCCTTGATCTGAACGGAACCGTTTACGTCCAGCTTGTATGCTGGATTCGTTATTCCAATTCCGACGTTTCCAGCCGGCAGAATTGTCAACCGGTTAGCAGCCGCACCGGAAGCCGATGTCCGGAAGTAGAGCGTGACGTTTCCGCTGCCATCGTTGACCGCGGCGAGCTGGGCTAGGCGGGCTGCGTTGCTGCCAGGTTGGAGTGAGAAAGAGACCTCGGTGTTTCCAGAGGTTCCAGCGTTGACCAGCTTCAGCGGGTTGGTCGTGTCAGCGTCTGAGGTGCTGGTAATGACGCCCACGCCAGACGTCATGGTGAAGTTTCCACCAAGCGTCAGGGCCGAATTGATTGTGACCGTTCCGGTGACGACGAGGGAGCCGTTTATCTGGTCTCCAGGTTTTGCGATGTTCCAGGACATTTTGAAGATGGGTTTAGAGTTCTTGCACGACCACGACCTTGTTTCCGACCCCGCCGTGGATTGCGTAGATCGGCAAATTGTTTCCGGAGAACCGACCCGCGGAATCGTCCGTCATGATCGAATCGTAGGGTGACAGGCGGATTCCAGGCTTTGCGCCGGTGTCCGTGGTGAGATCCGCGGAACCGTCGAACGACAGAAAAACCGGCGTGTCGCTTTGGTTCTGGATCATCAGCCAGTCGCGCTCGCGGGCGGCGGAGATGATCGTCGGCGAAGTCGTGACGTTGTTTTTTGTGATCATGGTCTCAGAGGATCTTCCAGGCGGTTCCAGTGTAGGTCAGAGCCAGGACTGCTGCGTTTCGATCCATGGTGTAGGTGGCGGAAAGCGTGTCGAAGATCGTGCGCGAACCGGCGTTGACCACAATCGGGTAGGACAATCCAAGGCCGGCGATGTCGGCAATCTCGATGCGTTGGCCCAGGCTGCCAGGGTCCGGCAGGTTGATCGTGACGATGGAAGCACGGGAGCCGACCTGGATGAGGTAGTTTGAACCAGCCACCAGGGTCGTGCTTTGGTCGCCGATGATCGGGGAAGCCGGGGTCGTGATGCCGGCCACCGGTGAGGTCTCGCCCTGGAGCACGTTCGCGGTCGGAGGGGTGTTGTCCCATGCTGTCGAAAGGCCCGGAGTTTTTCCACCTGGTGCGGTGTTGTCGAACGCCGCGGAGTTGTTTGTGCTGCTCTGGGCTGGAGCGGTGTTGTCCCAGGCTGTGGACAGACCAGGCGTCTTTGTCCCTGGAGCCGTGTTATCGAAAGGATCGTCCGTGGTACCGTTGTCCACGTTGCTGATAGTGACCTGCTCAAAGGTGATCGGGCTCGTCCCGATGGCTGTTACCGTTGAGGAAAGCCTCCACCAGTTCGGAGAGCTTGGCCCCTGGTTTACGCGCACCAAGATGTTTGCAGGAAATTCATTTGGGGAGTCGAAAAGTGGAGCGCGGATCATGTCGGCCTCGACCAGGTAGTTGAGCTGGGAGGCGCCGGCTGTTCCTTTGAGCGTCAACTGGGTGGACTTGGCTGAAATGAAACCGCTCTCGGTGAGCGTCACGGTTCCGTTGGTGATCGAAGTGCCGGCCGTGTTTTTCGTCCAGTGATAGAGCCGGTCGGTGATCAGTCCGGTTTTGACGTAATTACCGGAGCCATCGTAGGAGCCGGTGACTGTGATTTGAGCACCGCCACTGCTGGCTACATAGAGACCGTTCTGGGTCGTGTCCGTCTGGCCCGTCAAAAGGATCATCCGGTCGGTCCTGGTGTCATAGGTACCATCCAGAGAAACCGTGTTGATGATACCGACGGGAGTGAACGCGGAAACGTTGGTAAGGACACGGCCGACCGCATCGACACGGGCTTCCACGCCGGTGATGCCCGGAAGGCTGTTGCTGAATGCTGCGGCGCGAGAGGGTGTGATGGGGTCGGCCATGTCTGTGTGTGGTGGTTATGGATTAGGCTACGGTGCCGGTGTTCAAGGTGCTATGCAGACCGCGAGCCTCGAACTGAACGGAAACGATGTTGTCACCGAAGGCGACTTCGCCGGATACCTTCATCTGAACGTAAACGTCCAGCGTGTTGAAAAGGGTGTCGGCTTGGTTGTACTGCTGGATCTTGAGCCAGCCCTTTTTGGTGATGCCCTCGAAAGGATTGTACTGCGTGGAAGCGGTCGTGAGCTTCAATGTGCCGAACAGGAGTTCCCAGGCGAGCGGGGACATTTCCTGCGCGGTCAGTTTGATGTTCAACTGGCGCTTGGTTTCAATCACGTCGTACAAGCGGAGCACGCCAGGAGTAGGAGCGAAGATGTCGCGCTCCTCTCGTTCATGCTGGACGCTCAAGTCCGACAAGATGCCTAGGTCTACCCAACCGGTATCAGCAGCCCCTGGCTTTGAAGCTCGGCCTGCGGTACCGGCGGACGGAACGGTGAAGGAGTCACCGTCACGGAAGAAGAATCCGTGGTTTCCAAGAATTACTGATCCGGTGTTCATGGTGTTTTAGGTTTTAGTTGATGGTGGAAAGTTTCGTGAAAAAGAGATCGTACGCGGTGAGGCCGGCGTCGTTGGTGGTCAGTTGCAGCCACTCGTCGGATGTCTCGAACTTCCGGTCTCCATTCGTAGGGGACCAGGAGAGGACAGCCTGGGCGGCGGCCGAGATGGCCTGGTAAATGTTTCTGTTGGCCCCTCCAGTAGCTCCATTGACGTGAGGGTTGGCGAGTATACGGACGACGAATTCGGACGTAAGGAGGAGCTTCCCAGCGCCAACGTCGCGCCGGCTTGCTCGGAGGATCGGAGGAACCACGACGACGAAGCCCTTGCTGCGGAGCTGGGTCTCGATCGCTGAATCCTGGAGGCCATCATCCACGATGCACGCGACGGAAGGTGCATCCGAGAAAAACGCATTTGCGTCGATCTGGGCTTTGACCGTGGTTTGGATGGATCCGAGCGCGAGCATTAAATCGTGGCGAGTTTGGACTTAGCCCTGGCCTGGCGCTTGATGATGTACTCCATCATGTTGGCTCGGCTTGCGTCTAAGGCCGCGGCAATGGTGCGTTGCTGCCTTGGCTTCTGGAGTGCTCGTGCAGCCTGGTCGGAGGACGCGCTGCCACCCCATGAAAAAGTGATGCCGGCGGAATCGGCGTCAGTCTTGAAACCGACTGATGCTAGGAAGCGGTTGTATTTGTCGAGGAGTCGCTTGTACTGATCCACGTCGTCTTGAATCGCCAACTCATTGACGATCGACTTCATGCGCGAGGAGTAAGACAGAAAACCGCGCCCGCTTTCACGCAGGTTCAATTCCGCCCTGGCCGCAAGTGCCTGGTAGTTGAGGCGGCGCTTTCCGGTCTTTTTCGTTCCGGTTGAAAGCATCCCGGTAAATTTTTTGCGGCGAATGAACCCGGACCTTTTGGATGTCAGGTCAGAAACTAGTCCGTACTTTTTTGCGACCTGTTCATAAATAGCCGGACGAATTTTGATTCCTTGGCCTGATCGAAATGCCAGCAGCCGCTCGGAGCGGATGACACCTTTTTTCGGGGTGTATTCGGAAAGAGCTTTTGAAAGTCGGAAGGCGAAGTCAGCGGAATTCTTTTGGACTGCCTCCTGGGTCGAAAGCTTCGTGACTTTTAAGTAGTCACCAAGCGCCAGGTTAAAAGCGTCTAGGTTGGTCTTGAATGCGACTTTCATATTGTCACCTCGCAGTCCAGGACCCAGGCGTATCCGTTGAAAGTGACCTTCTGGATGCGGTGATAAATCGGGCCGTCGGTGGTCACGATTTCGCCGACCAGGGGTTGGCTTGCGATTGCGCCCCGCTTGATTTCAAAGCGGCTTGTTGCGCGGTCGTCAAAATCCGGAAGGTTGTTCTCCGGCTTCTCCGCGAAAGGGAGCCAGTCGATGACAGCCGACACGGACACGCCGCGGAATGTGACGGTGTCCCCGGCGAAGGAGATCAGGTCGTCAAATCCAGAGGTTAGTGCCGTGTCGGCTGCGTTCACTGGTTGGGTGTGGGTTAGGCCTTTTTAGCCTTGGACTTCTCGGGCTTTGGTTCGGCGGAAACGCTGAACTTCTGCCGACGCTCGCGTCCGCCGTCCTCCGTCCAGATGTCCAGGACGCTGACGCCGTTCCCGCCCGATTTCACGGCAGCCTTAAAGACAGCCTCGATTTCGTTTGCGGGCGATGGGCCTGCGATGACTTTTCCGTCTGCTACTAGGATGGCGCTACGCATAGGTCAGTCCTGGATTAGGCGGAGACGAGGCGCTTCAGAGCGGAAGCTTCGCCGACGCTGTAGCCGTAGAAGGCTTCGAGAACGGCAACGCGCTCGCCCTTGTCGTTGTCGAACCATTCGCGGTAGCCGAGGGTGATCCCGGTGTTGGAGTCGCTCACGGGGCGATAGACACCGTCGGAGTTCTGGCCCTGGGGTTGGAGGTAGCGCATGGCCAGGATCAGCGCGGAAGGATAGGCAGCAAAGCCGACCAGGTTCTGAGCGTTGGCAGGAATCAAACCGCTGCGAAACACGTCAAAGCCGGCGATGTTCGGCAGAGCACCTGTCTGGTTGGAGGCCGCATTGATAGCGGTGTAGTCCTTGATGATGGAATCCTTCAGCAGCGCATTGTAGTGACCGCTGGCGAGCACAAGAGCGCGGGGCATCTCGGGCATATCAGCACCGTCGCAAGCGTCCTTAATGTCAACCACGTCGGCGTAGTCGAAGGTGGAAGCCAGGCCGGTGAAGGCAGCGGCGCCGTAGTTGGCGAGGGTGACGGCAGACAGGATGTCGGTGAAGACAGCCTTGGCGAGCTGGTAGCCCTTCTGCATACCGAAACGCTCCAAGGTGGCAACGGGGCTCTTGGCCACGTTCACGTCGGAGAGGTACCAGGAGACGAACTTGTGCTTGTTCAGCGTGATCGTCTTCTTGTTCAGGGTGGAATCCTGGCGGGTGTAGGTACCAGCAAAGTCGGCAGCCGCGCTGGCAGCCGGGACGTAGGGGACCTGGATGGTGTCAGACTTCGAGGCAGGAGCCGGGTCGAAGTCGGTGGAGAACGCCCGCATAGGGGCGAACGCGGATGTGAAGGCGTCAAGGCCAGCTTGAGAAATCAGCGTGCCGTTGAGGCCGGAGTCGATGGTATTGGCCATGTTATCTGGTGTGGGTTGTTGGCTTGTTTATTTCTTCAAGAGGCTAGCCTTGTGTTGCCTCCAGAAATTGGTTTTGGCTTTGGGGTCGGTGATGGCGTCGAACTCAGCGCGGAGTTCATCGGAGCTTTTGCTCGCAGTCTGGTTGAGTGGAGTGGTCCCGACCTGGGGGCGACCGCTCGGGAGCTTCGCCAGGAGATCGAGAGATGACCGGTCGGTTTTGATTTTGGCGACCCAGTCGGTTTTCGATTCCTCGGAGATGCGACCGTCGGCAACGGCAGCGTCAACCGCGGCAGCGTCCTTCTCGTCCTGGGCGGATTGGATCTGGGCCTTGAGGCTTTCGATTTCGCCGACCACTGCGGACATGGAGTCCACTTGGTTTTTCAGGTTGTCGCGCTCATCGGTCAGAGCTTTGAGCTTTGCGGAGAACTCGGAGGCTACTTGTTCCTCGTTGAGTTCTGCGGACGAAATCAGGCCAGCGGCTGCCAGCGAGTTAAGGAGGTTTTTCATGTCTTCTTCGATTTTGTTTTCGGTCTCGACGACCTTCAGGTTTTCAACCTTGGTGAGCTGGGAGAAATTCAGACCGACCAGGACTTCCCCTTCAACGAAGGCGTCGGTTCCTGGGATTGGTTGGTAGACCTTAATCAGAGCGGCTGGGTCAGCGGCGGAAGCATCGACTCGGATTGCAGCGTCTGGAACTTCGAGAACTCCGGATCGGATGACCTCGATGATTTCACCATAGGCGATCCCGCTTGCGTCGTTCCAAGCGACGTCGTCCTCAACTGAGAGTTCAGCCGGCGCCGATGCCTGAACAAGGGCGGAAGGAGTGTGAGTGAATCGGTCGGCCCGAATCTTGGCGTTAATAGGCTGGGCATTTGTTAGATCGGTGACGAATCCGTCGGAAAGCGCGGTTGCTCCGTCGATCCAGGTCTCTGCGTCCATCATGGAGCGGATGACATCTTTGCCCTTTTTCGTGACCTTGGAGTAAATCCCGGCCAGCGTTTCGGCCAGTTTGTCCAGCAGGTCCGCCTGGTCGCGAAGGTCGTTTGCATCCCCAACCGCACCAGTCCATGGGTTGTGGATCATCAGGTATGCGGATTCCGGCATGACGCGTTTGGTGCCAGCCATTGCGATGATCGAGGCAATAGATGCCGCGATTCCGTCAACGGTGACGGTGACGTTCGGCCGGTTCGCCAGGTAGTGGTAGATGGCAAGGCCGTCGAACACAGAGCCGCCTGGTGAGTTGATCCGGATATTGATCGGCTTTTCACCCAGGGTTTTCAGGTCGCGCACGAACTGTGCCGCGGTGATTCCCCAGCCACCGATTTCGTCGTAGATCAAAACCTCAGTCGGTTGGTCCGTCTGGGCCTGCGCTTTTATTTCGTACCAAGTGCTCATTGTGTAGTTTGTGCGGCTGCGGCTGCGTTTTGGCTCGCGAGTTCGTTAGGATCGAGGGTCATGATTTCGGCCCGGTCAACGCTGAACTCCTGGGCGAGGCTTTGGGCATAGGCGATTTCGGCCGCCTTCTGCCGTAGTTGCTCGCGCCAGTCTTCGCCCGTCTCGGAGTAAATGGATTGAAGGGTCCGCATCCCGGCTTTGAATTCCGCGACCATTGCCGCGCTGTTTCGGCCGATGTCCACGGCGATAGACCGGGGAGGGCGAACGGTTGACTTGTACCAGTCGGCCGGCGGTGGCCTGAGGGATGGATCCGTCTGGAGACCGACCTCGACAACATATTCGTAGACGCGCCGCAGGTGGTCTGCGATGACCCCGGATCGCGCACGGAAGTAGGCGTTGGCGATGTCCAGGACAGAACGCATGGACGTCCCCTGCATCGAGGTTGGAAGAACGATTTCCTTCGGGATCCCAACACCGGCGCAAACCTTGCCGGTTAAATAGTCCCAGTAGCCGGACGTTGCCGCGGTTGGTCGTTCTGCTCGGAATTGCGCGAACTCGTCACCGTGCTTCAGGACCTTTGCCCGTCCGGAGAAAACCTCCTTATAGTAGTCGTCCCTGGCCACACCGTCACCGCCGGTCTGGGTGCCGCGGATCAAGTCGGAGTCGTCGATTTCCCCGGTCGAAGTCTTGATGACGTTTGTCACCTCGGCCGCTTCCTTGGCCGCCTGCATTTCCAGAATCTGGAGGTCGTCCAGGTCGTGAAGGTCATTGATGACCGGGTAAAGCGCAGGCAGACCACGGAGTTGTCCTGGTCGTCCTGGCTCGAAGATGTGGACCACATACGCAGCCTCGATCCTTCGGAAGGTCGGTTGCTTGGTCTCGTCGTCGGTGCGGAAGTGGTAGGCCACAGGTCGGCCCCGTTGGTCGATTTCCACGCCGTCCTGGATCCCATCTCCGTCGGTCATGGTCGATGGGGTTTCGCATCGGTGGGACTCGATGAGCTGGATCCTTGGGTTTCCAGTATCGCCTCGGGTCAAGATGACGAATATTTCACCGTCGATGAAAAGGGATCGGGCAATGATGCCCTGGAGCGTACCAAATGAAAGGCGGCTTGAGATGTCAGCGAACCGTTGCCAGTCGCGCCAGAAAACCAGCGCCCTCTCGTTCCAGGAGTCGTCCGTGGAGGATGGGAAAAAGGCGAGACCGGTGCCAACAGTGTACTGCTCAAACAGGTCAGCCAACCGATTCACAAAAGCGTTGTTCCGCTCGAAGTAGCGGCTCTTGCGAACCAGTTCGTTTCGGACTCCAGGGTGTGCGTCGAACCGGACACTTTGGACTACGCCGGGGATGTAGGAGCGTCGCGTGGAATAGGTGGCCCCTTCGTATCGGGCCTTCGGAGACACGACGAACTTAGCAGCGGCTTTGATGCGTTGGGCGATGTTCATCGGGCCAGGGTCGCGAAGGTAGAGCGGAAGGATCGCACAGGTTTTAGGAGGCCCATCATATAGCCGTAACGGGTGGCGTCCGTCGTGTTGCCGGCAGTGACCGCGGCATCGTAGAGATCCAGGAGACGGCTAATGAGTTCGGCCATCTCTGTAGGGGTCACACCTTCGCTCGCGTTGACTTGAAACGTGACCGACCGGCCATTGCCCGACGTCGATTGAATCACTCGCCCTGTTTCGAGTTGGTGGATGGTGGACGAATTTAGGGCAGTGAGCCTATCGAGCAGCGTGTTTCCGTGCGTAACATCTTGGTAGATGTGTCGCAGGAACCCGCGGGCAAAGTAGGTCGAGACGGCCACGCTTCAACCTGGGCATGAATGCCACCGTGAAGCCAGCCGTGGAATTAGCCGTCGTTGGCCGTGTTTAGCCGTGGAGGAGAAATCAGTGCTTTTGGGCCGCCCTTGGCTGTGGATTCACGCGCAACCACTCCCTGGCCTCGGTCAGCGTTGCCGTGCCGCCAGGCATTACAAAGCCCCTGGCCTTCATCTTGTAGACGAAGGAGACGTTTCGGCGAAGTATGGAAGCCAGTTCCTTCGGCCGGAATAGGGGCTCACTGGGTGGGTGCTGCATGGATCTTCAACCTGTTATGAAAGATGGCCGCGGCAATCTGGAGGACCTCACAGTCGGCCATATGGTTTGGCCACTTGCTGCTTCGTGGTAGCCATGTCCAGGTCGTCCGTCCAGTCGCACTTGAAAGCCGAGGCACTTTGTTTTCGCAGTCCAGGTGGCGCCAGTATTCGGGACCTGCCACCTTCTCTGAGACCTCCCAGCGGGTCCCGGTCTTTCCTTTCCGCAGACGTTCCAGGATGTCCTTCGTCGTGTCCGTGCCGAATTCCAGCAGTTTCAATTCCAGGCGATTCTGTCCTCCTGCGTTGTCGCCCACTCTCGGGTCGATCCCGCGCAGGTAGAAAGGCTCGTCCAGTCCGGTCTTCGAGTTGCGCCATCCCCGGCGTGGCATTCCCTTGGAAGGCATCCAGCCAACGAAGAGCGGTACGCGCCCCGTCCTGGCAATGAAGCGGCCATACCGTAGGCACTCCGCGTAAACGGTGGGTGCGTCATAGCCTGAGTCGATGATGACGTGGACGTCCTGGACCCCGTGCTGAAGTTGCTTGTCCCGGATGTCCTGCCAGGTGTCCGCGCTGCCGGCGTCGATTGCCCTGGAGGACCCGTCCTCGTCCCAGGCGCGAACCACAAACCAGAAATGCGGGCTCGAAGCTTGGCAGTCCACGGTCAGGAATTTGATGGATTTCTCCGACACCGCTTCCGTGCCGGCGACCACTAATTCCTCGCGCTGCCGTGGTGCAGACTGATTTTCCCAGGGCTCGGCAAGGTAGCCGTTGATGAATCCCTGGAGACCCAGGAGGGAGTCTTGCGCTTCCAGGAAGGCCACCGACAGGAAGCCCCAGGTGCATTTTCTGTCGGGGCTGTAGAGGCTGGAGAGGTGGTAGGACCGCACACCAGGCAATGCGCCTTTGTTTTCCGGAACCCACTCGCCATGGCGGAGAGCTGCGACCTTCTGGGCGTCCGAGATCTCACCTTTGCAAAGTTGGCACTCGTACCTGGCCGACGCTCGCACTTTTGAGAAATCCCACTTCCCGTCTTCCATCTTGGCGGTCTCGTCCCATTTGACCTGGCGCCACTCCAGGCGGATCGGGACCTTGCAATGAGGGCAAGGGATGTAATAGCGGCGCTGGTCCCCTCGAAGGAACCGCTGCCATATGCGCCCCTCCGTGATCGTTGGCGTGGAGGTGAGGAATGCCTTCGAGCTGCTGAACGCCTTCAGACGTTGCTCGGCCAGGTCGAGGGCGTCGGCCTCACGCTCGGTTGCCTGGGCGAACTTGTCCACCTCGTCCCCGATTAGGATCCGCACTGGACGGGAAGCCAGGTTTGCCGGGCTGTTGGATCCCACGAATGTCAACGTGCAGCGGTCGAAGTTTTGTTCAAGGTTGGTGATTTTATCAGACTGTGCCGGAAAGTGGGAAACCATCACCGGGGAGTCTTCGAGCATCGGGAGCCAGCGGGACTTGGAAAACGACCTGGCTAGGTTCTCGGTTGGCATCAGCCACAGGCACGGGCTTGGCTCGTTGTCGATCAGCCACGCAAGGCCGGCCATTAGGGTCGTGGTCTTTGCGGTTTGGCTGCCCCAGCACAGCGTCGTTTCTGCCACCCCTGGGTCTTTCCAGGTTTCCATCGGCTCCCGCGTGTAGGGGCGAACCGCAGTCGAAAACGGGCCAGGGTGTTCCGTCTGGCGCTGCGTAAGTTTCAGGTTGGATTCCGCCCACTGGACAACCGTTTGCCTGGGCGTCGGCCGGTAGAGACTGCGCCGGAAGTCCAGTAGGTTGCTTTGAATGTCGGTTAGGTTCACGGCTTTTTGTGTGATTGCCTGATAATTTTTGGAACCGTAGTGTCCCAGTCGATTGAATGATGAATCCGTGGGTGCGCTGTTCCACTCATGGCACCGACCTTTACTGATGAAGGCATTGTCATCACCGTGTAAAACGACTTCGCATATGTGCCGTGCTGTAGGTACATTTCCGTTAGTCCACCCTTTTGAGATTGTGTCTGTGCTTGGGTTAGCATCACGGCAAACGTGGTCATAAACAGGTGGCCCCGCGATCCGAGTGTCGTGTATGTCGAAACGTCTTCGTTCATCCTGGACACAAATGCGAACCGTCGTTCCGGAGAACAGAAAAAGGAATTCATGGCCTTTCTGTAAATCGGCGACTTGAAGACTGTGCCGGAATTCACTCCACCGATAAAGTCTCCCCCCTGAGCCAGTGCGATTGCCGACACATTTGTTGACCAGAAAAACCTTGTGACCGCTGAAAATATCGAATCCAGGTCGACGACTTTTTGGACCTTCAATTTTCCATCTTCAGGGTATCTGGACTCGAAAGACATATAGTCGTCATCCAGTTGAACAAATGTCCTGATTCCCAGGCGTTCTGCTATGTCGAAGCAGGCATTTCTTGGGTGTAGGATTGTCAGGTTGTTTGGGATATTGTCGAAAGTGTCTATGCGTTTTCTGACCTCGGCTTTGGAAAACATTTCCACCATGCCTGGGAAGTTCCTTCGATAGTCATCCCCTTGTTTGTCTTCATCATCCACGACCAGGACGACCCGTCCTGTGTACCCACGTTTTTTGAGGGTTTGGATTGTCTTTACGTTGTCCGCTCTGCCGTGGGTCAGGATGAACACGGCAAAAGTTCCCAGGTCGTTATCCATTTTTGGCGCGTTTCTGAATGTCTTCGATGGTCTTTGTCATTTCGACGTAACCGTTTTCAATGGCTGAATCCATGTCTACAACAACGAGGGCCGAGCGTTCCATTAGTTGCTGAACTTCGCGCGGTGCGTGGGCGTAGTATTCAGCGATGTTTCCATAATTGAAAACGACGTGTCTATTGGCTGCTGCCAGCAAAAGAGATTTCGATTCCTCGTCAATGTCGGCCGCATTGATTTCCTCAATCAAATCGGACGCTTTTGACCAATTTACCATCTCGTTAAGCTTTGGCTTTTCCCCTGTGATCTCGTAGATCAGCCCCTTGATTTTGGTCGAATATACGTTTTCGGATTCCCCATCGAGTGAGCCGATGAGTTCTGTGATTTCGTCATCAGAAAACCCGACTAGATCCATCTCGAAACCTTCCTCCTTCAAGATGGCCAATTCAGCCGCAAGCATTTTTTCATCCCAGCCTGCATTCAGGGCGAGTCGGTTGTCCGCAATCACATAGGCTCGAACCTGGGAGGGTGTCAGGTGTCCGAGTCGAATGCACGGAACCATGTCCATTTTGAGTTTTCTGGCAGCCATTACCCGGCCGTGGCCAGCGACGATGGTTCCATTTGCGTCAATCAAAACAGGGTTGGTCCATCCGAACTCTACTATAGAGGCCGCTATCTGTGCGACCTGGTCTGGGGAGTGGGTCCGGCTGTTGGTTGCGTAAGGTATCAGGTCGTCAACCTTCAGGTGCTCGATGTCTTGTGGTGCTTTCATTTCCATGGATCAGTTTGTTGCAAAGTGGCTAGTGCGACCTCTTGGACCCATCGGTCCAGTTCTCTCTCAGCGTGTTCCGGGTCGTGTGGTGCGATGCGCCCGGCGAGTTGTTTGGGCATAGCCCGAAGGAGCGTTGCTACGGCCCCGTCGTGCTCGGTCATTACCTTCCGCACCCAGTCCCCGGAGACCAGGACACGTTCGTGCTCGTTGAGCTTCAAAACCTCCTCCCTGGCTTGGGCCAGGTTGCGAGCTGCCTGGGCATGGATCGAAACCAGGCGGCCTGCGTCAGGTTGCCCAGCTTTCAGAGCCCGGACTGCAAGCGCATAGGCTGCCCGCTCAATCTGCCGTTGGCGTTCGTAGGCGCCCTGTGGGGTGTCCGCGGAAACCACCGCCGGGTCGGTTGGTGCCTGGGCTTCCGGTGGCCGATACGGGCCAGGATCCTGGGATGATCCCGAAACAGATTTCGGGATGATGCCTGGTCGCTTTTGCGCGGACATCCCCCTCCAGGAGTCGGCGGCCTCAGGGGAGGTCAA